AGATATTTTAAAAGTTTCTAAAGGTACAACAGGATTGTTAAGGAACAGACCTAATAAACTTTCTAGGATATTTTGGGAATGGGTAAAAGACACATATCATGAAAAATGGATTGGCGATTTATTCAAAGGAGCAAACTTTGAAAACTTTGCACCTGTTTCTATATTAGTGTGGAATAATAATTCACCTTGGCACATGGAACCCGGTGAAACTGATGTCAATATTTTAAAACTAATTAACGAACACTCTAGCAAAAAAAAAGTGTGGGGTCCATGGTGGAGAGTTTCTACAACTGTATGTAATTTTAGATTACTAGGCGATGATAAAAATAGCTCAATACATTTTGCAGAAATAACAGATGAATTTCATAAAACAATACTTCATACAAGGCAAAAATTCTATAGAAAATGGTTTAAAACAAATACTGGTATTTTTGTTTCAGCAGTTGATGATGAAAATTGTCCAACTTTTCAGTCTTGTAATGACTCGGATCAGATAATTAATGATGATAAATGGCTTAATCACATGAAGGTCAAAGAGATAAAAAATGGATTTGAATCTCCTTTTATGTTAAACTTGGGAAATATACACAAAGTTTTCGTTGGAGACCAATCTACAAGAGTTACGTTTAGGTTACACAGTAGTAAAAACCTAGATTGGACAAAAATAAAAGATTATAGAAATAAAGGGATTTTATTAAAATGAAGACAGAAGTAAAGAAGTTCTATTCAGAAATTCAATTTAACACAGGGGAAGAAAAAATAGTTCAAACAGTTGGTGATATTCATGCCGCAGATGTAATACCAAGTAAAACATTACAAACTCTTTTAGATATTGAAATGTTTATGGACGTCGAAGGTGTAACTGATGTTTTAGAACTAGGATGTGGTAACGGTTGGTTAAGCAATCGTATAGCCACTAACTATCCGCATTTAGACATAACAGGAATAGACATTGCTGAGCCTCAAATCGAATATGCAAAATCAACTTGTTGCGATGATTATGATGCTGATGAATGTGCAAGATTTCATGTAGAAGACATAATGGATACACACAGAACAGCAGACCTTGTTATTAGTATAGGAGCATTACATCATATACCAAATTACTCTATGTACGAAACAATTACTAAAGCATTAGAGTGTGCTGAAAGATTTGCATTTATAGGGTTATATCATAAAGAATCAAGAAATGCTATGTTTGAATGGTTCAAACAGTTTCCAGAAAAAGAATGGTACAATATTTTTACAGAACTTACACCATATCTAATTGATGATACTCAGCGAAGAAGTTGGTTTCAGGATCAATTTTATGCTCCTTATGAGAAAATGGTAGACTTTGATATTTTAAATCAAGTAAGTATGAGAACTGATACAAAAATTCTTAGCACAAGTTTTGAAGAAGATATCGATTATGCCCAAAGAGTAATAGACAAATTAAATAATAAAGAATTTACAAGTGGGTTTGTTTACACTCTTTTTGACAGAACAAATTCTATTGATTCAGATGATGAAGAATTACTAAAACAAAGAATAGACGATATAAGAAAAAACGACCCATACATTTACAGATAGGAAAAACATGATTATAGGAATAACAGGATTCATTGGAAGTGGCAAAGACACAGTTGCTAAAATGTTAGTTGAGAAAGGCGCAGTACAAGATAGTTTTGCGGCACCATTAAAAGACTTATGTGCTAGTGTTTTTGGCTGGCCCAGAGATTTATTACAAGGCGACACAGTAGAAAGCAGAGACTTTAGAGAAACACCTGACATGTATTGGACAAGGAAACTAGGTATAGACCAATTCACACCTAGACTTGCCTTACAGTTACTTGGCACAGAAATAATGCGTACTCATTTTAATCAAGATATTTGGTTAGACAGTTTAGAATATCGTATTAGAAAAAATGCACAAGAAGACCAATTAGTAGTTGTAAGCGATTGTAGATTTAAAAATGAATTAGACTTAATAAAATCTTTAAATGGTATTGTTGTTCATGTGATAAGAGATGAATTACCTGAATGGTATGAAACTGCCGTACATGCCAACAAAGGTAGTGTACCTGCAAAACACACTATGGAAACACGTTTTGCTAAAGTACATGCTAGTGAATGGAAATGGGTTGGTTACAATTTTGATTATGTCATTAAGAATGAAAGCAGTTTGGAAGATTTACAAAAACAAGTAATAGATATGCACAATAACATAAAACATAATCAATCTAAGTTTGTAAGTGCATCAGTTAATGATAATGTTATTAACATATCAGATAAAGATTAAATAATACCTAAGACACCCAAAACATTAAAAATTTCTATATTTATACAAAACCTATAAAACCTTTGTACCCCCGGTTTATATAATACCTATTTTTCGTATTTTAGATAAATATTCGTATAATAATTCATTAAGGAGATTAATTATGGCAACATTAGTATCACCTGGTGTTAGTATTAGTGTAACAGACGAATCGTTTTACGCGGCGGCTGGTGCTGGTACAGTTCCATTGATAATCATTGCGTCTGCTCAAGATAAGAGTAGTCCAGATGGTTCAGGAACTGCGGCATACACTTCTAAGGCTAATGCAGGAAAATTACAACTAATTACAAGTCAACGTGAATTACTACAACAATTTGGAAATCCTTTATTTTACAAATCAGGTAGTAATCAGTTGCATGGTTATGATCTCAATGAATACGGCTTACTAGCGGCCCACTCATTCTTAGGTTTGGCAAACAGAGCATACGTTCTGAGAGCAGACATTGATTTAGGTCAACTAAGTGCTTCATCTAGTGCACCATCAGGTGCTATTGCAGATGGCAGTTACTGGTTAGACACAGCAAGTTCAGTTTATGGACTTAGAGAATATAGTGCGAGTGCCGGCTGGGTTAAAAAAGACGTATCCGTTGCAGACGCAATCAATATCAATTCTTCAACAGGCGGACCTAAAAGAGCATTTGGTCTTAACGGCGACTATGCCGTTGTGGCAAATACAAATGCTGGTGGAACAGCCGCAAATGTTAAGTATTACGAAAAATACAGTGATGACTGGTACCTAGTAGGTAGCACAAGTTGGGCATCTGCAACAAGCAGTGACTTCCAATGGGCTACTCATACTACAGTTCCAGCACTTAAGAGCGATGGAGTTAGTTCATTAGCCGCTGGAGACCTTTTCATTCAAACAAGTACACCTAACTCAGGTGCTGACTATAAAGCAAAACTTTACAGTTCTTCAACAAAAGCATTTACTACAGTGAGTGCTCCATTCTATGCAAATAGCGATGCCGCATACGCAGGCATTGGTACTGCAAATGTTAGTGTTGGAAACTTAGTTGGATTGTTTGACAATGTAGATCCAGAAGAAGCAACTATTGTGTTGAAAAGACACAATGGTAATACATCAGTAGTTGCTACTGGTGGAACAATAGCAAACTTAGACGTTTCAGGCAACTCAAGTTTTGACATAGTATATGGCGGAACAACAGTTGTAGTAACTTTAGCGGCTACCATTTCAGGTACAGCCTCTACTTCAACGGCAGAAGACGCCGTTTTTGATATTAACTCAGCATTAGCGGGTGCATCAATAACAAAAGTTACAGCAAGTTTAGGTAGTTCTAACAATGTCGTATTAACATCAAGCGATGGTAGAGACATAGTATTACAAAGTAACCACGCAGACTTTGGACCAAGTTCAGTAGGATTTGGATCTCAGGCAGTTACAGCAGGTATTACATACTCTAACTTTGCAGATTTAAGTTACGAAGCAAGTAAAACATCTATCACAGGTACTCTTGCAGAAGGTACTTACTGGTATAATGCCTCAGTGGCAGTAGCAAACGTAGACATCTTAGAAAATGACGCATCAAGTGGATGGCAGTCATTAACTAAAGACTTAAACGTAGCCGCTTCTGCTCCTACAACTCAATCAGACGGAACTGCTCTAGTGGCAGGTGATGTTTGGTTAGACTCAGACGATACTGAAAACTTCCCTAAACTTTATAAGTGGAGTGGAACAGCCTGGGCCGCAGTTGATGGTACAGACCAAGTAACAGCAGAAGGTATAATTTATGCAGACTTCAGACAAACTAAAACTTCAAGTTTAGATGCTGATGCTCCTGCACAAACAGCCTACCCTGCAGGTATGCTAGGATGGAACAAACGTGCTTCAGCAGGTAACGTTAAAGAGTATAAAATTAATTATACTCCTGCTTCAACCAACATTGGTAATGTTTGGGTTGACGCAAGTGGAAACAATACAGCAGGTAAAATGTTTGGATTAAGAAAAGCAGTTCACAACTTGGTTAAAACTAAGATGCAAGCCGCTATTGTATCTAATGATGACATTAGAGCAGAGACAAATTCATTTAACTTAATTGCCGCTCCTGGATTCCCAGAAATGCTAGACGAAATGGTTGCATTAAGCACAGACAGAAGAAATACTGCTTTTGTTATTGCTGATACTCCATTCAGACTTAAAGCAGACGCAACAAGCACTAAGAATTGGGCAACAAACGCCAACAATGCTAGTGAGAACGGTGAAGATGGATTAGTTTCAAGTTCACCTTATGCTGGTGTTTACTATCCAAGTGCTTTAACAACAAACTTAGATGGAACTAACGTAGTTGTTCCTTCAAGTCATGTTGCTTTAAGAACATTTGCATTTAATGACCAGGTTGCTTTCCCTTGGTTTGCTCCAGCAGGATTCCAACGAGGTCTTGTACAAAACGCAACTTCAGTAGGATATGTTAATCCGACCGATGGTGAATATGTATCAGTTACATTGAACGAAGGTCAGAGAGACACATTGTACTCAAACAAAATTAACCCTATTGCACAATTTCCTGGAAGAGGACTTGCAGTCTTTGGACAGAAAACATTGAATCCAAATTCAAGTGCATTAGACAGAGTTAATGTTGCAAGATTGTTAGTTTACATAAGAGAACAACTTGACGATGCAGTTAAGCCTTTCTTGTTTGAACCAAACGATGAATTGACAAGAGCAAATGCAAAATCTGTTGTTGATGGATTCTTAAGTCAGTTAGTTATTCAAAGAGGTTTATTCGACTTTGTAACTGTTTGTGACGGAACAAACAATACAGCGGCTCGAATTGATAGAAACGAACTTTACATTGACATTGCTATACAGCCAGTCAAAGCAGTAGAGTTTATCTACATACCAATTAGAATTCAAAACACTTTGGGTTCAACAGCATAAGTTAATTAGATTTAACATAAAAAGGGGTCTTTATAGGCCCCTTTTTTATTGGCTGATTAAAACTGTAGTTAATAATTTTAGGCAATTATTGATAAATAACTGTAACGATAAACCCATAAACAATATCAAGGGGTTTATGGGTATTAGGAGATAATGAAATGGCAAGTCCAACAGTTGATAAAACAAAGAACAAATTTGGTGTTCCAGTAGTCGCTGGTGAACAAGGTATATTAATGCCTAAACTGAAATTCAGATTTAGAGTTAGTATGCTTGACGGTTTTGGTGGAGACCAATCCACTAGAAGGTTCACACAAAATGTTATGAACGTTACTCGTCCTAAAGTTAATTATGAAGAGGTTGTAATTGATTCTTACAATTCAAAAGTATATATACAAGGAAAACATGCTTGGGATCCTATCACAGTAGTATTACGTGATGATATTTCTAATAGTGTTGCAAGACTTGTTGGTGCTCAGAACCAAAGACAATTAAACCACTTTGAACAAACTTCTCCAATCGCTGGTGAAGATTACAAATTTAACATGCAGATTGAAGTGTTAGATGGTAGTACTGCTGATGCTATGGAAGTTTGGAACTTAGAAGGATGTTTCTTAACAAACGTTGATTACAGTGACTCAGACTATGCTACAAATGAACCTGTTACTGTTTCTCTAACAATTAGATATGACAATGCTATACACAGTCAAGGACCTAGTGGTGTTGTTTCTAATGTTGAAGCAGGTAACCCATTTGATAGTTCAATAGTACCTGGCGCAACTGACAACGAATCTGCATAATAATCTTTAAGATTATTATTCGGATTTAAGAGAGTATAAACAATGGCTTTTTTAGATAAACAAAGAATAAGAGGTTATGGTAGATACTTTTTGATGCGAGCCGGCGGCTTTGATATGTTCAATGGCCAAAGGGTAGAAGATTCTCATGGAACAAATGGTTTACCGATTAAAAACCATTACATGCGAGACTTTAAAAACGCAGAACGGTTTAAGCCTAAGAACACACCGGTTCGTCAAAAATTTAATGGTTATGTCAACTTCCACTTTAACCCGGAAGTTGACCTACCACAAGTTTTAGAACACGGTCTTCAGGACCAACTTACATTAAGTAGTTTAATAAGGCAATCAGGAATACCTAGTGCCGATATTCAAACAGATGTAAAAAACCAATATAACAGAAAGAGAATAACTGTAACTCATACCGAATTTAAACCTATTCAAATGGTTGCGTATGACACAGTTGATTCTATGTGGGTATCAGTCTTAATGGCGGCATACCAACATCTCTTTATGAACCCATCAGGAAAATTTCAACCAGGATCAGGAGCAGGTGACCCAATGTTACCAACTCCAACACCTCATGATGTAGTTCCAGGTGAAGTTCCTAGTGGAGATGGAAATGGATTTACTTCCTTTAATGAAGGCTTTGATAGTAACTTCATGGGTTTAAGATTACAAGAAAATGCTAAAAGAAACTTTATAGACAGCATTGACATAGTTCAATATCATGGACAAAAGTGTATCAAGTACACTTTGTTTAGACCAATGATTACAAATTTTGAAATTGATGGCATTGACCACGGTTCAAGTGAAGCAAATTTAATCACAATGGATATAACTTATGAAAACTTTGCTATGCAACCAATCATAAACGAATTTATTAGTGAAGATGATTTACAAAGATTCTCAGATTTTAATAGAGGACATTGGAGTAGATTAAGAGACGGCGATCCAAACGTAACAGAAATACCAGGTGGCAGTAGAGCAAATGCTAGACCATTAAGTATAGAATCTAGGAGTGAAGGATTTACAGATGCAACAACTAGAAATAAACAAAATGCTTGGTTAGGTAATTTTACTAACAACAGTAGTGCAGGAGCCAATGCTGGCAAAGAAAATCCTGTACCACAAGAAGAAAAGAAGGATACTAGTAAGCAAGAAGATAAAACTCAACCGCAAGGAGCAGGTGCTTTAACAGATGAAGAAGCAACAGCACTTGCTGAAGAATACAATGCCCAACAAGCCGCAAACGCAGGATTTGGTGCCTAATGAGTGAAAGTTTATATACAACATTTGGTAATGAAATAAGTTACGAAATCCGTAGAGATAAACTTGTTAAGTTTTTAGAAAACAACACAATAAACTTTCCATTACCAGAAGCAAGTTTAGAAATACTAGTCAACATGTTGGCTGTAGATGATAGAGGCATATCAGCAGACAAACTAGACATAGTGTTTAACAGATTAACCAGCATAGGTTTTGCAAAGTCAAATGCAAAAGCATTAGCAGTAGCACTTATTAAAGTTGCTGATGCACAAGGCGTACACCCAATATCATATTTTGAAATTAATGAAGATTCAATTAAGTTAGCAGAAAATACTTATAAAGCAATTAATGAATTAAGACCAGCAGGAAATCAAATTGGTCTTAAGGTTACTACAAAGAACAATCAATCAAAAATAGCAAATAAGATTCGACCATAGGTGTAACACATGTCTAGTAAATATTCACAAGGCAAATACTCCGTACAAAATCCAGAAAAGTTCGTAGGTACACAGCAACCTTTTGCTCGTAGTAGTTGGGAGATGGCGTTTATGAGGTTCTGTGACAGCCATCCTAACATTACCAAGTGGGCAAGTGAAAACGTAAAAATTCCTTATAGGCATCCTTTTACAGGTAAAATTGCAAACTATGTTCCTGACTTTATGGTACAGTATCAAGACAAAACAGGAAAGACACGAGTTGATTTAATTGAAATCAAACCTAAAGCACAAACACTACAAGAAAAAGCAAGAGATAAGTATGACAAAATGTCAATACAAGTGAATGCTGTTAAGTGGGAAGCCGCTCAAGCCTGGTGCAAGGCAAAAGGTTTACACTTTAAAGTTATTACGGAAGACCAGATTTTCCGGAAACAAAATGGTAGAAAAACCAAACGTATCTAATAAATATTTAATATGAAAATAGAATATACAAATACTCCAAGGGACGTAGTCGAGTTTGACGATGATGTTCCGGCTAATCTAGATCCTACTGATGTAGTAGAGATTTTTCAAACACCTTTAACTGGATCTTTTAATTGGGATTATAGAGTACAAGATAATAGAATTAAAAAATTATATGAGTTAGGCAAACAATTAAATTGGAATGTAGAAGTCGATGTTGACTGGACTCCAAAATTTACTAGCATTAGTGATGAAGAATTCGATTTTGAAAACACTCAATGGGATAATCATAAAACATTTAAAGCATTTGATAAAGAAACAAGATTAGAATTTTTTAAAGATTTAAACAGTTGGGGAACAAGTCAATTCTTACATGGTGAGCAAGGAGCATTGTTGGTAGCATCACAGTTAGCCAGTTGTGCCCCAACCTATAATGCAAAATTATATGCCGCCAGTCAAACTTTTGATGAAGCAAGACATGTAGAAGCATTCAACAAATATTTACAGCAAAGATTAAAACGTAGTTGGCCCATAGGTAGAGCATTAAAAGGTTTGCTAGATAAAATTTTAACAGACCCTAGGTGGGATTTAAAATTTATTGGCATGCAAGTAGTAATAGAAGGATTGGCATTAGCCGCCTTTAACGCCGCCAAGAATGCAACGAACGATCCTGTGTATGAACAAATGCTTGAATACATAATCAGGGACGAAGCAAGACATGTTACATTTGGTATAAACTATTTAACAGACTTTGTAACTACTTTAACTGAAGAAGAAGTATTGGATAGAGCACAGTTTGCCTTAGAAGCCTGTACAGTAAGTAGAAACAGATTAAGAGCATATGATGTTTGGGAAAAATATGGTATGGATATAGAATACACTGAAGCATATCAAAAAGAACACATATTCCAAACACAATTTCAAGATGTATTGTTTAGTAGAATAATGCCTAATCTTAAAAAGATAGGTTTGCTACATGAAGATTTAGTACCTGAATATGAAAAATTAGGTGTTATGGGATTTGCAGAAGGCGATAGTGATTATGAAACTAGTTGGGAAGAACTTTCCAAGCCTTTAAAGAGTGCATAAACTTTCAGATAAATAGTCTTTGTGTACAAAGTAATTAAATTAAACAAAGACGCATACTCAAGTGAGCTCGTTGAAAAAGAACATAGTTTTGATGTCATTGCGGAAGAATTTCCTTTAGAAGTAACTGGGCAATGGAACTGGGACTACTCGCATATTAATGATAAGATAAATTATATCTATCAGTTAGGTAAAGAACAAGCCTGGGACGTTGAAAAAGACATAGATTGGAATTCTGAAACTACAGCATACAATGAGAGTTCTTCACCGTTTGGCATTCCTGCTGTACATAGATTTTCACAATTCAAACCATTTCAAAAGTTAACCACAGTTAAACGTAAACAATTTTTACATGACATAGATGGATTTGTTGTAAGTCAACTTTTACATGGAGAACAAGGAGCATTTTTAGTTGCTTCTCAACTTTGTTCAACACTTCCTACTTTAAATTCTAGATTGTATGCTAGTTCACAAACTTTTGATGAAGCAAGACATGTGGAAGCATTCACAAAGTATTTGTCTGTAAGACATAAAGGTACTATATGGCCCTTTAATAATGATTTTAAAGAACTTATAACTAGAACACTACAAGACAAACGTTGGGATATGAAATTTGTATGTATGCAAGGCATTATAGAATACTATGCAACTTCTGTTTTTGTTAGTTTAAGAAACAATACAAAGGACACTATGTTTAAAGACATGCTTAAATTAATTATTAGAGATGAAACAAGACATGTTGCATTTGGTAGAAACTTTTTAATTGATTATTACAAAACTTTAAGCGATGAAGAGTTAGATGGTCGAGCAGTATTCATGGCAGAATGTTTGATTCAACTACTAAATGATGATTACCTGTATCATGCACATCTATTATATGAGAAGCATGGATTTGATCCTGAAGAAACTATTGCATTCATTAAAGAAACAGACAATGCTATTATGAAAAAGAAGAGAAAAGAATTTTTAGGCATTGACTTTGATCCTAAAGATGATAATTTAGAAAACTTTCAAATGACAGACAGATTTACACTTATGGTTAAATCAGTTGCTATGTTTAATGATTTTAAATTAATTAGGCCCAGTAATATACCTATGCTAGAAGAAGCATTCAAACTAAATATTAGTGAGATATTACAATGACAATAGCAGAAATAATAGAATTTAAAACACCAAAAAAGGTTTATGACAAGCCACAAGACTATGTTGATGCAAGAAATCATAGATTTGACCAAATGTTTGGGCATCCTACACGCAAATTAAAGAAAAAACGTAAGTCTAGGAAATAAATAGTAGCATGACCAAAAAACTTGAAGAAGAATTCAACCTACCTTCTATAGAAGAAGCAACAAAAAAGGAAATTACATACGATACTCCATCATATGACGACCCTAATGAACCTTCAACTGACATTATAGAAGTACAAGATGTTGAAAAAGCATTAAGTAACGCAGAAAAAATTGACCAAGCATTACAAAACGTTAAAGGTTTAAATGACCATGACGTTGAAATGGATGACATTGGGCAACAAGCAATGGACAGTTATCAGCAACTAATGAATTTAGGCATGAATGTTGGTGATAGAGAAGCAGGTCATATATTTGATAGTGCATCTAAAATGTTAAAGACTGCCTTAGAAGCCAAAGAGAGTAAGATAAATGCTAAACTTAAACAAATTGATTTAATGGTTAAGAAGGCAAGACTTGATGGAAATACCAGTGACAATGGCTCAGGTGCAGGTGGAAAACCTTTAGACAGAAACGAATTACTGAGAATTATCAATAATAAAGGGGAATAAATGAAGACCCCAGTAGATTTTTTAATCTTTACAGGCAGAGCAAACGATATTGAAAGTTTATCTCTTCATCCGGGTGATAAAACATACGGAAACGTATTTCAACCTTTAATTTCAACCACAACTAGAACACTAGGTGCTTACAAAGTAGCCTATCACTGCAGATTGCAAGGATTTTCTGTACAAGTTGTGGATTATTCTAAATTTTTATCAACAGAACAGTTCATTAGCATAATAGATAAGTTTGTAGGACCTAATACATTAGCAGTTGGTACTAGTACAACATGGTTACACCAACCTTTATCTTCAAGAAAGACTTTAAATATGGTAGGTCAATATGGATTTGAAGCGGCACAATGGTTACCTGTGGAAGATTTCGAAACTGAAACAAAAATTACAGAGCATATAAAGAGCATTAGTCCAGAATGTAAAGTTATTGTAGGAGGTGCGATAGTAAACCAAGACAGTTTGAACAATCCAAACATAGATATTGTTGCTAGTGGGTATGGAGAAGTTACTGTTCCTGATATTTTAATGTCTATTAAAAACAATACTGAAATAAGACAATATTATGCAGACCCGCACAGTCAACATGAGATAGCAACATCAACAATGACTTGGTGTCCTGAAGATTTAGCAACAGAAACTGAAGCATTGCCTTTAGAAATTGCTAGAGGTTGTATATTTCATTGCAGTTTCTGTAGTTTTAGATTGTTAGGTAAAGAAAAAGGTAGTTATGTAAGAGGTAAAGACTTAATACGAGATGAACTTATACGCAATTATGAAAATTTTGGCACAACAAGGTATTGGATAAGTGATGATACCTTTAATGATGACAGTGATAGACTACAAGAGTTTGCAGATGTAGTTCAATCATTGCCTTTTAAAATTACATTGAGTGCTTTTATACGATTAGATTTAGTAATGTTAAAAAAACAAGAACAATTATTAAAAGATTGTGGGTTAGTGTTTGCACATTGTGGTATAGAAACACTAAACAGCGAAAGTGCTAAAGATATTGGCAAAGGATTAAATCCTATGATGTTAATGGATTGGTTAAGAGATATAAAACAAAATGTTTGGAAAGATGTCTTTGTACACTCAAATTTTATTCTAGGTCTACCTAGCGATTCTAAAAGTACTTTAAGAGAAAATTTAAGATTTTTAAAGAGCGATGATAATCCTTTGGATAGTTTTGTTGTAAGTCCGTTGTATTTGCCTAAGCAAGGCACTAAGTCTAGCAATGAAGAAAGTAAATTTACAAATGATCCTGAAAGTTTTGGCATGGAGATTATTCCTTGGAGCGATGATTATCTAAAATATGTTGCAGAAGGTAATACTTTTCAAAATTATAGAAACAAACATGGTATTGTAAACGAAGAAATGTTTAGAACTAGACAAAGATTTGCATCAACAATGGTACAACACAAAAACGGATACAAATTTATATTTCATGGACAGTTTAGAGCATGGGGACTAGACGGATGTGATTTACATCCTGATGAAATATTAGAATTGGTTAAAGATAAAAAGTTTACTTGGTTGGACAGAAACAAGATAGAGAAGAAAAACTTTGATAGTTACACAGATAGATTAATGTCTATAGAAAAACATACAAGTTTTGTTAAATCACAATTAGTTGATGCTGAGAATTTAAAAAGAGTGTCTATTGCCAGGGAATTAGTTTAAAACGTTCTTCAGGTAAGTTTAAAAATTTAGTTGTCCAAGCACTTTGACCTACAAAGTCTAAATGTTGCCATTCATCTTTCCGTGATATTTTAGTCTTTGCTACATCATTCCAATCGTTAGTATCTATTATACCTTGTATTAACTCTTTCTTTTCTAGCACTGAATCCAAATTATGACTATCCCATTCATAATGAAATAATTCCATAACATTCCTTTGTTCATCTACATAATCTATACTAATATCTATTCCCCATTTAGGTTTAAGTTGAGTCATTTTGTATAATAAGTTGTTTCCAGGTGTCCAATGGTACAACTGTTCTAATGCATATCCGTGATATCCTTTTCTTTCATATAAATCTGAATGATTAATGTGAGCACCAGTTGAATTACCACAAGGCAAATACCAGTCTTGTTTGATACATCTTTTATAACGCATGTATTGTGGATCACCTAGGTTACATTGTGCATATTCTTGTTCTAATTCACATAGGTCATAACCACTTTGGTCGAATCTATCGAGTTTATTTGGTCGAGGACACACCATATTTTCTATGGCAACACCCCAGGTACCCATATGGTTGAAATTGTTACTGCTTCTTTTAAACTGCATACTTTTAGTATTTATGATAAATAAGTGTTACAGGAGTTTTAAACTATGAAAGAATTAAAAGACATCATTAGCGAATCTTTCAGCAAAGAGTATGGTTATAGAGTTAAAATAGCATCCGACTGCTCCGCTGAAGATTTGTCAAAATTAGAAAGTGTGTTAGCAAAGTACAATCTTGTAAGTGCTACACCTTGGAAACGTACACCTATTCAAGAGAATCCTATGGAATTCCAGAGATTAAAAGGTGCAAATTTTACATCAGAAGTATGTAGTACAGACGTTGTGCTAAAATACCCAGTAAACCAAAGAGTACTTGAAGTATTTCTAGCAGTAAACATGGGAATAGACCACGAAAGAGTACTTGCATATGGTGTTAAAGAACCTAGAAAACTAGAAAGCGATTTAGCACAAGAAAGAACTGCAAGAAATGTTGATAGACAAGTATCACAAGAAGATGCAGTACTAAATCAAGAAGATATGACACATTATGAGAACGAGCACGTTGATGTCGATGCTGGTCAAGAGTCACTTTTTGGTGAAGCATACAATCAAAAATTCCTAGCAGAACTCCAAAAAATTAAAGACGAAAAAGGCGAAGATTATTTCCGTAACTATCCTGCAAAAGATGAGTTAATGGGCGATAACCTCAAGTCTAAGTACGCAGAAATTACAGGTACAGCACATGGTGGACAAGCACCAGAACCAAAACATGTTGATGTTGTATCACAAAGTTCAAGAAGAAACTAATGAGTGAAGAAATTAAACGATATTTAAAACTGGTAGAAGCCAGAGGTATTATATCAGCACATCAAGGTGGTATTGAATTAAGTATTAACGATGAAAGAATAGACTTAGGTAAAACACCTGAGGATATTGCTGACAAACTTAAAACAGTAGCAGACTTTGATTTAGATGACTTGTTTGGTTCAAGTTCTATGGACTTTGCTTCAGAAGAAGGCTTCGAAAATGACGATGCCGCACATGAATTGTTTGACAAAGCAGTAGCATTAATGGTACCAAAACCAGATGACCAAGCAGACGAAAAACCTGAAGATAGACCTGCAACTTCAGACGATATTGCTAAAATAAACAAAGGCGAAGAACCAGAAGAATCAGTTGAAGAAGGTTGTGGTGATGATTCATGTCCTACATGCGGTGGAGGTTCAGAAGAAATGGGACCACCAGAAGCAGAAGAACAAGAAAGTCACAAGTATGAAAAACATCATTCTACTGATACTGGTTCAGTTTCAGTCGAGGCTAGTGCAGATTCAATAGATGAACTAAAAGTATTACTACAAAAAGTAGGAATTACATTACCAAGTGGTGAGCCAGGACATGATATGTCTCATGATCCAGAAGATGATGCTGAAGGTCCTATGAAAGTGATATCATTAAGTCCAGAACCAGAAATGGATGGCGAAAAACCAACTATGGACTACCCAAAAACAGATGTTGATCCAGATGCAAAAGAAGTTTTAACAAATATCCTCAAAGATAAACTTAAAGATTACCTGCGTAACGGCAAGTAATTTTTAAATCCCCCTCCAAAACTGAATAAATACTGTTATGCCAAAAGGAACAGTTAATACTGAGTTAGTAAAACAAGCATATTCTAAAATGCAATATGACCCTGACATGCTTAGGGAATTTCAGCATTGCTGTGATCCTAACGATGGTCCTATGTATTTTATGAAGCAGTATGTGAACATACAACATCCTACTAGAGGTGGCATTCAGTTTGATCCATACGATTATCAAGAAGATTTAATTCAAAACTACAATAATAATAGATATAGTATTAACATGCTGGGCAGACAGATGGGTAAAACCACTGTAGCGGCAGGTTATTTGTTATGGTTTGCTATGTTTAGACCTGACAGTACTATATTAGTTGCGGCCCACAAGGCGGCAGGTTCACAAGAAATCATGCAACGTATAAGATATGCGTATGAAAGTATTCCTAATCATATAAGAGCAGGTGTTGTAGAATACAATAAAATGAGTATTAGTTTTGATAATGGTAGTAGAATAGTTGCAAGTACAACAACAGAAAATACTGGACGTGGTATGTCACTTACATTAGTTTACTTGGACGAGTTTGCATTTGTTCCACCCAGAATAGCCAAAGAGTTTTGGACTTCATTATCACCAACACTAGCAACAGGTGGTAAATGTATTGTTACAAGTACACCTAATAGTGACGATGATACATTTGCACAAATTTGGCATCAGGCAGTAAAAACTGTAGATGAGTATGGTAATACTTCTGATGTAGGTGTAAATGGTTTTAAAGGTTATTTGGCAAAATGGGACCAACATCCAGATAGAGATACGGAATGGAAAGATGAAGAACAAGGTAGAATAGGTGAAGAACGTTTTAGACGTGAGCATGAATGTGAATTTATCATTTATAACGAAACACTTATAGACTCCTTAAAGTTGGCTACTCTAAAGTACACAGACGTCTTGTACAGGCAGGGAGAAGTTCGTTGGTATAAAAGGCCCACAGCAGATAAAACTTATGTGTTAGCACTAGATCCTGCGGCTGGCACAGGCGGAGATAACTCCGCAATACAGGTAATTGAACTTCCTACAATGACACAGGTTGCAGAATGGTGTCACAATAAGACTCCAGTTGAAGGTCAAGTTAGAGTAATGAGAGAAATTTTAAAAGAGATTGACCAGTACGGAGCAAAAGAAATTTATTGGACAGTTGAGAATAATAGCATAGGTGAAGCCGCTCTTGTAGTAATCAGAGACACAGGAGAAGAAAACTTTCCAGGAAACTTTTTACATGATCCAGTAAAAGTACAAGGCAAAAGAGGAAGAAAAGGTTTCCACACAAGTTCAAAAAGTAAATTAGATGGTTGCATAACATTAAAAAGATTTGTAGAACAAGATAAAATTAAACTTTTTTCTGATGCATGTATTAGAGAATTAAAAACATTTGTCGCTAGAGGCAATAGTTTTTCAGCACAGCCAGGTGAAACAGATGACTTAGTAATGAGTTTAGTTATTTGTTGTAGAATGATTTCATATATTGCTTCTTTTGAAGATGATATTTTTGAAGTTGTTAACCAAAATATAGGTGATGGTAACAGGTATGACGATGATAAGCCTTTAGACGAATATGATGAACCTATGCCAATCGGACTACTTTAGATAAATACAAGTATGGCAATCAGTATAGAAACAGTAGCAGACAAAACATATAACCTTTTAAAAGGATATGGCTTCAAAATAGATACTTTTAATAAAGTAGGTGAAGTTGTTGGTGACCCTTCAGAAGCAATTAGATTTTTTGTAGAAGATCCAAACTTGTTAGTTACACTTAATGTACCTGATGAAGAAGTCAGATTAAGCATCAGTAAAAACACTGAGCAAACAGATAAATTAAGAAAACAATTAGAAAATTTAAGCAAAGATTATTTAATGAGTTTAGATTTTAGAGTATTTGGTAGAACATTAAAACCAAGTAGTGATTCAACTGACGTAGCAAAAGAGACCAAAATGAAAGAAGAAGCAATAAAAGAAGCAAGTTTAGGTCCTGTACAAGGATCTTTAAAAACAAGTTATCAACCACTGGATAATGTAAAACTAGTTGTAAAACATTCTAAACCTGTAAACGAAGAAATACGTGGTGCTAGAAGTAGAAACATTAGTAAAATATTCATTCAAGCAAATGAAGAACGTATTGCTTTCCCTAGTAAAAATTTACAAGGTGCAAGAGCAATGGCTAGACACATTTATAATGGTGGTGTAATGCATGACTCTATCGGAGAGAGCATTGTGCAAATGTGTAAAGATTTTGCTACATTAAAAGAATTTGTACGATATGTTAATAAACAAGGTTTAATAAATGAAGACAACCAAGAATATATAACACTTGCAAGACAGCAAATGGAAAACATTAAAAGTAACTTTAAAAAAGTTGCTGGTAGTAAGTCATATAGTAAAGCAATTGAAAGTCTCACAGATGAGTCTACTATTGATATTGTTACAGAAGTTAATTTAGAAGACCACTTTACAGAAACACACTTTGATGATAAAGTTGGAAATGCACATGAGACACTAACAAAATTAGTAAACAGAAAAAATGCATTTGAACAGTATATTATGACAGCAATTGAAAGTGAAAATTTTGCAAATGCAAAACAAGTAATACAAGAAGAACCAATTGAGTTTGAAAATCCACATCAAAGATTAGGTTATCAAGTAGGTCAATTAAGTAGTGTTGTTAAAGATGGTAAGTTAGCAAACTACTTAGGTGGTATTGGAAACAAATTATCCACTGGTGGACAATTAGATGCAATGGAGTATAGAGCAGTTAAGGCTTCTTTACTTTCAGCACAAAGACCACAACAAACTGTAATGGCAACAGAGATGTCCCTTGCAGAATCTAAAGAATACCAAAAATTTATAGAGAGTTTTGACGTAGAGGTATAAATAATATCATAACAAAGACAACGGTTATTGTCGAAAGACAAAAAAAGATTGACAACATGGCACAAAGAAAGTAAACTAAGGCACAGTAATACATAAACACAAAGTAGTATTACACATTATGGCACAAACATAGGAGACATTATTATGGCATCTTTGGCAGAAATAAGGGCTAAATTGGCAAGCATGGAGAACAACAAGAGTTCTAGCCAATCATCAACAGGCGGAGACAACGCCATTTTCCCACATTGGAATATCGACGAAGGTACAAGTACTACACTTAGATTCCTTCCTGATGAAGATCCTAACAACACGTTTTTCTGGGTAGAAAGACAAATGATTAGGTTATCTTTTCCCGGTGTGAAAGGTGGAGACGCAAAACCTGTTACAGTACAAGTTCCCTGTAACGAAATGTACGGAGACACTTGTCCAGTATTAACTGAGGTTCGTCCTTGGTTTAAAGACGCAAGTCTAGAAGACATGGGTCGTAAATATTGGAAAAAAAGAAGTTACATATTCCAAGGATTTGTAACTGAAAATCCGTTGAATGAGGAAACACCTGAAAATCCAGTAAGGCGTTTTGTTATTTCCCCACAAATCTTTAACATTATTAAATCAGCATTGATGGACCCAGATATGGAAAACATTCCTACTGATTATGTTAATGGTACTGATTTTAGAGTTACTAAAACTACTAAAGGTCAATACGCAGATTATTCAACTTCTAAATGGGCACGAAAAGAACGTGGCTTAAATGAAGAAGAGTTAAAAGCAATTGACACAAATGGTTTACATAACTTAAACGACTTTTTACCTAAAAGACCTGGTCCAGAAGAACTACAAGCAATTAGCGAAATGTTCCAAGCATCAGTGGATGGTGAATTATATGATGTTGAAAGATGGGGTAACTTCTACAAACCTTACGGAGTAGATGTTCCAAAAACTCAATCAACGACACCAGCGGCTCAACCTGCACCTACAGTAACAACTGAACCAGTAGCAGAAGTAAGTGCGCCGGCACCAGCAGTAGCAGAAACAACAGCACCAGTTGTTGAAACACCTGCACCTGCACCAGTACAGGAACAAGCAAGTAGTGAAAAACCAAGTGCAGATGACATTTTGAATATGATCCGTAAAAGGTCGTAAGGAGATACATCATGCAGAAACCATTTGACTTAACCAAGTTCAGGACGGGCATAACTAAAGGCATCACTGGAATCAGTGCAGGCTTTCATGACCCACAGGATTGGATATCAACTGGTAACTACACTTTAAATTACTTAATAAGTGGGGACTTCCATAAAGGAGTCCCTTTAGGTAAAGTTAGTGTATTTGCTGGCGAATCTGGTTCGGGTAAAAGTTTTATCTGTTCAGGTAACTTAGTGCGTAATGCACAACAACAAGGCTGTCAAGTAGTATTATTTGATAGTGAAAATGCACTTGATGAAGATTGGCTACAAGCATTAGATGTAGATACTAGTCCTGAGAAACTTCTCAAAATTAGTGTTAGCATGATTGATGATGTTGCTAAAACAATCAGTGAATTTGTAAAAGACTATAAATCTAACTATGGTGATTTACCATATGATGAACAACCTAAAATGCTATTTGTAGTAGACAGTTTAGGTATGTTACTAACACCAACTGATGTTGCACAATTTGAAAAAGGTGACATGAAAGGTGATATGGGTAGAAAACCAAAGGCATTAACAGCCTTAGTTAGGAATACAGTTAATCAACTAGCACCACATCCAATTGGGCTTGTTGCAACTAACCATACATACGCATCACAAGATATGTTTGATCCAGATGATAAAATATCCGGCGGACAAGGTTTTGTATATGCAAGTAGTATTGTAGTAGCAACGAAAAAGTTAAAGCTCAAAGAAGATGAGGATGGTAACAAAACTACTACTGTACAAGGTATTAGAGCGGCATGTAAAGTAATGAAAACTCATTACAGCAAACCGTTTGAAAGTGTACAGGTTAAAATACCATATGAGACAGGAATGAATCCTTACTCAGGTATTTTAGAATTGCTTGAAGCAAAAGGTATCGTTGTAAAAACTGGTAATAAACTTGAATATACATCACCTGTTACAGGCGAGATTATAAAAGAGTTTAGAAAGCAGTGGACTGAAGAACGTTTACAAGTAGTTATGGACGAGTGGAATCAAATACCATTAGTTACTGAAGATGAAGATTTAAGTGACATTGTAGATGATGAAACTTTAGTTGATGAACCTAACATAGAGGAGTTTAATAATGAATCCTGATTTACAATTATTAATAAGCACTTGGGACACTCTCAAGAATTACATAGCCAAAAAAGACAGAGTGGAAGCCGCAGAACATATTGTTCGCGTCTTTGATGAAGAATGCGATATTGCCGGAGTGGAAGATGAAGCAAATACTTTCGACTCTGCCTTAAAAGCCGCAGTTATTGGACACTATGGCATTGGCGAAGAAGAAGCAGAAATGGATGATTGGGATTAATTATGGCAGGTTGGTATAATTCAGTTGTAGAAGATTTAGGGAAAATAGTTGACTCTATTGACCACTATGAAAAGGAATTACAAGAAGCCAAATACGAATGCGGTATTAAGGGAAGTCTAGAGAAATCTAGTTCTTCCCTTCCTGGCATCACTGAACATAGATTCAATCAATTACAAGAAATAGAAGCAATTCTAGAACACTTAAATATTGAACTTCGTAAGGAGAGAAGTAAAACTTTCAGAATGTATTTAGAATCCTACAATAGGACACTAAGTAGTAGAGACGCAGAAAAGTTCGTTGATAGTGAAGATAGTGTTATTAACCTAACACACCTTTGCAATCAATATAGTCTACTTAGGAACAAATACCTAGGCATCATGAAGGGATTAGATACTAAACAATGGCAGATAGGTCACATCACAAGGCTCAGAACAGCCGGAATGGAAGACATAGTAATAAGTTAATTCCTTCCAAATCAATAACATACAAAAAGGTTGACAAATCCACACAAGATGCTACTATAAGCACAATATCTAATTGGGTAGGAAATCAAGATATGGTGCATGTGGAAATCCATGGACAACTAAAAAATCGCAAATTTGTTGAAAATGTAAGCGAACTACTTCTAGAAAATATAATACCAAATAAACTTAGACGCAATGTACAAGTAGATGTTTGGATTTATAATGCAGTAGAGGAACAAGCAGGTGGGTATTGTTGGGGAGATAAAAAGAATATTGATATTGAAATAGCAAGAACATCAGATGGATATCGATATACAAGAGAAGAACTTTTATTGAATTTAACACACGAATTAATTCATGCTAAACAGTTCATTGCAGGAGAATTATCACCTTCCAATATGAAATGGAAAAAAGCAGATTACTCTAAGGTTCCATACAGTCATCAACCTTGGGAACGTGAAGCATATCGTTGGGAAAAGCGACTTTACGAAAAATACTTCAAAAAATTAAATGCATAATTAGGTTGACACACATACCAAATAATCGTATAATATACATAATTTATTTTTTAGGAGTAAAAATGCAAATATTTGAATATGATGAATCATTATCTTCTGAACAGAATTTTTCTGTTTGGTATGATATGAATAGTAGAGAACGTTCTGATTGGAACGAAAAGCCTTACACATTAAAAGAAGCAAAACTTGTCTTTGAAGGCATGTATGCTGATGTAATCACTATATAAGGAATACTTATGACCACCCACGCAATGATTGATATAGAGACTTTGGCGACTACGCCAGAAGCAGTAGTATTAAGTGTGGGTGGTGTAAAGTTCGATCCTTACACAAATGAAGAGCCACATACATTCTTTGATGCTAAACTTGATATTGATGCCCAAACAGAACTAGGCAGAGATGTCGACCAAGGCACAATAGAATGGTGGGGCAAACAATCACAAGAAATTCAGGATATAGCCTTTGCAGAAGATGGCAGAATTAAACTGGAAGACTTCACAAAATCACTTAATAAATGGCTTGTAGGCTGTGACCAAATTTGGTGCCAAGGCCCACAATTTGATATGGTCATTATTGAGAATCTATATAAAATGCTAAACACCCACACAAATTGGGCATATTGGCAAATTAGAGATAGCAGGACTGTATTCAGTTTAATGGATGTAGACCCTAGAAAAGGCGTTCAAGAAGCATTACATAGTGCTGTAGATGACGCCAAATGGCAGGCAAAATGCTTACAAACTTGCCTATTCATGCTAAACATCAAAAAAGATTAACTTTTTTACCACTTTTTTTGGTAAAAAGGTTGACTTCCATTCAAAAAGACGTATAATAGTATATAAGAGTTAGGGAAAGGGTCCTTGCTCATAACATAACAGTCGGGGATGACATTATGAAAAAAGATACTTTAAATTATGTAAAAGTTAAGGCTGGTACATACCGTAAAAACGAAATCGTTAATACAGTATTTCCAATCATTAAGCCACTTAATATTGGCAAAAAAGGTGCTTTTATTACCGTAGATGGTACTGAAGCAATGGGCGATAAATTTTCTAGCATTAGGATTTTAATTGAAGATCCTACAAAAGACTTGGAGTATGTAACTCCTAGTGTTTATGCAGAACAACCTAAAATCGAAAATACTCCTAAAAAAGAAGAGAGTGAAACTGATGCTATTGAGAGAATCAAAGAAAGGTTTGATATACTTGATAGGATGACTCATGCAGTAGCAGAAGGTACTGTTAGAGGTATGATAGTAAGTGGCCCTCCAGGAGTTGGTAAGTCATTTGGTGTTGAAAGTGTTCTTGAAGAATATGATATGCTTACACAGGTTTCAGGAAAACCTGCAAGAACTGAAGTTGTTAAAGGTTCGGTAACTCCAATTGGTTTGTTCCAAACATTGTATAACAATTCAGCACCTGGTAACATATTAGTATTTGATGACTGTGATAGTGTGTTGTTTGATGAAGTATGTTTGAACATGCTTAAGGCTACACTTGATTCAGGTAAGAAGAGATATATTACTTGGAAGTCAGAATCACAAGCACTTCGTAGGGAAGGTATTCCTGATAGGTTTGAATTCAAAGGTGGTTGTATCTTTATTACTAATGTTGATTTTGAAAACGTTCGTAGTAAGAAGATTAAGGATCACTTGGCGGCACTTATGTCAAGATGTCACTACTTGGATCTTACAATGAACAGTATTAAAGATAAGTTCATTAGAATCAAGCAGATTGTTAGAGATGGTATGCTTGAAGAATACAAGTTTGGTAAAGATGGTGACCAAGAAGTCATTAACTTTATGCTTGATAATGCAGACAAACTTCGTGAAGTTAGTTTGAGAATGGTTCTTAAGATTTCAGACCTTAGGAAAATGGAGCCAAACAATTGGCAATCATTAGCCAGAACAACTTGCATGAAGGGTGCAATATAAAATAAATACATATTGCTAACGGTTCCCTGGTGCTCAAACGTTAGTCATCCCCCAAGAGAGCACCAAGAAGCCCGGAGTTCCTCCGGGCTTCACCTTTTATAAAATAAGATAATATTTTACTTGACTTTTCCTTATAAAGACGTATAATTATAATAGACGCAAACCAAGGCCGGTTTGTGTTTTTAACAAACGGAGAAGTTATGAAGAAGCAAGATAAAATTGACTGGAATTTTCACATCAATTTTAGTCCTTTATATTTTGTGTTTGCAGTTATGGTATTAATGGCAATATCATTTAATGCAGAAGCAGAAGAGATAGAGGAAGTTGTGGTAGTGGCACAACAATCTAAGACAGTAGAAGCAGACCCCCTAGAAGGAACATCCTTAATAAGAGTACTATTACCTGCCCACACATGGACGGCTGGCGGACAAGGTGCTTTCCAAGGTTACAATGAACGTGGTGCTCAGACTGTACACACCGCAGTATATAAAAATGGAATACCGGCAAATTTGCCTGGTAGTGCATGGTATGACTTTGGAACAGAACTAGCAACTGGACAAAGTATTAAAATTATATCAGGTGCAAATAGTGTTGTATATGGTAGTGGTAGTATTGCTGGAACTATATTAATAAAAGATAAAATTGAAAAAGGTGTTACAGTAAGTGCTGGATCACAGAGCAGTAAATATGTAAGCCTTGCACCAAGCGATTGGTTTCAATATACAGCAATGGAAGTTAATCAAGATAGTGTGAGAAACGACAATACAGAAAAAGACTTATACACAAATAGAAATGCAAAGTTTAATTTTGATGTACAAGACTTTACAATAGCAATGGATTACACAGATTATGAATATGGTTATGATAATTGTTGGGCGGCAGATTTCTCTTCATCAAATGACTGTAAACAAGATGGTGAAAAATATAATGTTGCAGTAAATAATGAATACTTTACAATAGGTAGAACACATGATAAAGCACATTACTTTACAGGTGAATATGAATCATATTGGAATGAAAGCAGTACAGATTATTTAAGAGTTGGTGACCAAACTAACCTATCACAAAAACTGCAAATTGCATATGGTGTTGATGCTAGTCATGAACAATATCTAACTGCTGGCGGAGACCATAACAGAGACAACTATGGTGCATACTTGAATATAAATGCCGACTTTGCCATGAAATATAACTTTGGTTTTAGGGTTGGCAACGAAGACCAAAATGCATTAAGATTTGGACTTGAAAAAGGAGCATTCTTTTTGAATGTTGGAAATAGTTTTAGAAGACCTACATTGTATGAATTAAATGGCGACAGTTGGGTTGATGCTAACTTAGACTTGTTACCAGAAGAAGGTATAGGTTATGAACTTGGATTTGGTGTGTTAAGTATCTTTAAATATGAATTTGAAGAAGCAATTGAATATACACCAGGTGGTTCTAATGATGTTATCACTGTAACATATGATGAAGATGGTAATGCAACATCAACGACTACAACAGAGTATTACAATGCAAAGTATTACAATACAGGTGCATACGATACACAAGGAGTTAGATACTCACAAATGTTTGGTAATTTTGGTATTACATTAAAATACACAGATACTGAACAAGCAAGAGTACCTAAGTATATTGGTGTTGTAAGTTGGGATCAAAGTTTTGGTAGTCATAACTTTAACATTACTTATAGAGGACAGTTTGAAAGAATACCTGGACTGTATGATGGTAGTGAGTTGGAAGATTTAGAAAATTTATCTTTTAGATATATTAAAACTTTTGACAGCGAACTTGAACTAGCATTGAACATAGATAATATGTTAGATGAAGAAGTAGAAGTTCTTCCTGGTTATGATAGCCGTGGAAGACAAATTAGGTTGACACTTCAAAGGAAATGGTAGTATAATACAATATGGCTAAATGTGTTCTAGAAATAAGAGACGAAGTTAATGTAAAATTCGTTGGCTTGGACGTTAAAACAAGACGTGCAATTTCTGATGCCGCTAAATATTTCTTACCTTATGCATATCATATGCCTGCTTATAAATTAGGCAGATGGGATGGTTGTGTTAGGTACTGTGATATTGGCGGCAGAACATATATGAACATGTTAGACAAACTACTACCAATAGTTCAAAAAGCAGGTTATGAGATTGAGATTGACGACAAACGACAAGTTTGGAGTTTTAATTTTGAGACTATAACAGACACAAGGTATGAAGATACAATGTGGCCCAAAGGACATCCAGCAGAAGGCGAACCTGTAATTCTTAGAGATTATCAAGTTCAAGTTATAAACGAGTTTTTAAAGAACCCACAAAGTTTGCAAGAGGTGGCTACAGGCGCCGGTAAGACGCTCATAACAGCCGCCTTAAGCGATATGTGTGAACAGTATGGTAGAAGTATTGTTATTGTTCCTAACAAAGACTTGGTTGTACAGACTGAAAGAGACTATAAGAATTTAGGCTTAGATGTAGGTGTGTTGTTTGGTGATAGAAAGGAGTATGATAAAACTCATACAATATGTACTTGGCAAAGTCTAAGTATATTAGAAAAGAAAAGTAAGAACTATGTAGCAGATTTTCCTATTGATGAATTTTTAGATGGTGTTGTTTGCATTATGGTTGATGAAGTACACAAAGCAAAAGCAGATGTGTTAAGAAATTTATTAAGTGGACCTTTTAAAGATGTTCCAGTACGTTGGGGTTTGACAGGAACTATTCCTAAAGAAGAACATGAAGCAGTTGGTTGTATTTGTAGTTTAGGACCTGTTACAGGAAATCTTAGCAGTAAAGAATTACAAGACAGAGGTGTACTTGCAGAACTAGATATTAACATTTTTCAATTACAAGATGGTGTTTTAGGTTTTAACAATTATGCCCAAGAACTTAAATGGCTTGTAACAGACGACGGTAGAGTAAATCACATAAGTGGTATTATAAAAGGGCTGAGTGGTAATGGTAATACATTAGTGTTAATTGATAGAATAGCAACTGGTGAATTATTAATAGAAAAAAATCCTGATTGGGTGTTTATTAGTGGAGATATGAAAGTTAAAGACAGACAGTCTGAGTATGCTGAAGTATCAGAAGCAAACAATAAGGTTATTGTTGCAACATATGGAGTTGCGGCAGTTGGTATTAACATACCTAGGATATTTAATTTGGTGCTTTTAGAGCCAGGCAAAAGTTTTGTTAGGGTAATACAAAGTATCGGTAGAGGTATTCGTAAAGCAGAAGATAAGGATTATCTACATGTTGTAGATATTACAAGTAATCTGAAATACAGTAAAAGGCATTTAACTAAAAGAAAAGCATTTTATAAAGAACAAGGATTTCCGTTTACAGTAACTAAAGTGGAGTACAAATGAAAATTTTAACAGTAGAGAATGGGGTATATGAGATTGACCAAGTACCTGACGAAGTAGATGATATACGTTTTGGGGTGTTTGACACTAGTGATCCTGAGTGGATGGATTACTATTTTTTACCTCTAATATTTTTAGAAAGTTTTTATGCACCTGCAATATGCTTACAAATAGGCGAACATAATATTCAAATGCCTATGGATTGGAGTATAGCAATTACAGATGAAGATTTAACGGGTATAGAAGTTATACCTTTGACTAGTTTAAACAATAGAGGATTTTTAACTGCAACATTAAATCCTTTGAGTGGTAAGATTTTGGAATGTCATGAAGTAAAAATTACTAACATCTTTCAAGATGTAAAATGGTTCTTTCCAAAATTAAAAAACGGACACATGTTAATTGCTCCGTTGGAAGATAAAGCAGACCCTAGATGTGCTATGTTTGTAAAAGAAGCAAACAAGATTCCAGCAGAAATTGATATTGGTTATTTGTTAGACTAACGGAGAAAAAAATGGCAAAATTTAAGTATAGAATAGAAGGCGGCAGATATGGTGGTGAACTTTCAGTAGGCAGAGTAACACCAGAATTTGTAAATTACTGGCTTCCAATCATTGAGGACGAAGGAGCATATGAAACTTTTATACCACATGTACTTTCACTTAGTGAATGGGACGATGATGACGAATTAGATGTTGACTCACCAAATATACTTGATGATGGCAATGAAATTGAAGGCTGGTATGCAGTAGATGATTACGAGCATATTAATAATGCTTATGCAGATGGTGGATTTATTGTTAGTAATATTACTGATGAAGATGATGAATATGCTTATGATGAGAATGAATTATCTGTTGAAGGGCATTGTTTGAAAGGCAGAGAAGGAGCATACGTTAATACTGAAGCAAGTGATGTTACAGATGAAACACCAGACGGTTGTACAGGTGTAATGCTTTTC